GCACCTCCAGTTTTTGTGGTGCTTGAGGAAATATTACTCGTAATATTTTCTCCTCCCTGTTCCACAGGATTGTGCAAAACAAGAACACCACCATTCTCATACGAAAGATAATAAGGTTTATCTTCCACCATTTGAGTTTTGAAAAGACTCAAAAACTTTTCATATATTTTTTTCATATGCACCTCGCATTTGAAAGTTAAAAGGAACTGATTTCGGTTCTTTTGAACCAACGCTTACACGCTCTCATATTGAGTCATCAGGGGAAAACACACATTCTCCCTATCAGTTTCCTGAATTTGACCTCCATAGAGGCTCTCTCGCTGGCGAAAAGAGAGGAGGCTAAGGTTTACTACCACCCTAAAAACCTCCTCTCAGAACGCTCATTGAGATTAACTCATGTAGATAACTTCTCCGAAGCCTTTCTCTTCAATCTCATTACCGCCATAGTTATCGCCATCTTTACCATAGCTAAAGACATGACAGATTGGAGTATCAAGCAAGGCATCGTGGTCTTGACTGAAGTATCCCTCTCCATCCGAGAAGTGAACAATCAAATCAATCTCATCAATGTCTAGGAACTCTTCGACAGCGTTGAAAGGTGCATCGAAGTTAGTACCTCCATCTCCATTGAAATTGATTTCATCTTTGTCAGGCATCTCATCTCCTTGGTCAGAGTCGTAGACATCGAAGTATTCTCCTTGCTCATTTCTGAGAGAGATACCAGCATATCTATTGACCATGAGTTTCTTGACTTGGAACTCCTCAAGGATAGCGAGAGCCTCAGTCACGAATGAGTCTCTGTCTCCATAAGTCGAGCCTGAAACATCAACCAGCATCACAACATTTTTGATAGCTGGTTCGGTGTCTCTACTAGGCATATGAATACCACGAGCCATGTGTCTGCGATTAGGCATCTTCCAAGTGTTGTTTTGAGATTGAACCCTAGTGAACATATCTCTGAACATATCTTCCCAAGGAACAACTTGCTCAACCAACTCAGACTTACGACCTCCGAGGTAATCAACCCCAGCACCGCCTGAGACGAGCATACCCTGAACTTTTTCAGCCATCATTACCTGAGCATCAAGTTTAGTTATCTGCTCTTGCAACTCATTATCAGATAACTCAGAGCCATCTTCGTTAGTCATATCAAAGACACCGCCAGCCATCTGAGGTAAATCATTCAAATCAATTTGACCTGATTGATTAGTCTGAGGAGAACGCTCATCGGACAAACCATTACCAGTAATATTTTCGTCATCACCAGTTTCTGCATCATCGTCTGCATCTCCGCCTGAACCCTGACCTTCGGATTCCTCATCGGATTCCTCATCGCCATCGCCTGAGCCTGAGCCTTGAGTATCCTCTTCGGATTCATCCTGACCCTGACCCTGACTTTCGTTCTCGTCTGAGTCATCGCCCATCTGCTGTTGCATTTGTTCGATAGCCTCTTCGAGAGCCTCGTCATCGCCAAACAATATGTCGTAGATTTCATTAGCACTCATGACCGAGTAATCTTTATTGACATACTTGTTCGAGACCAAAGCACCTTCAGGCAACTTATTCAGATTTTCGCCAAGCTTGTAAACAATGTAGCCATTGATTGCATAGTCAGTAGCAATGTTCCAAAGCTTCGGATGTCTGTCTCCTCTTCTAAGATGATGACCCCATACAACATGAAGTGCCTCATGAATAAGAACGCTTTTGATTTCATCCATTGGCAGACCGAGAGCAAAGTCAGGATTGTATTTGATTACCTTCCCATCTGTTGCCATCGTGTCAAAGGAACTGTCCTCTTCCAAAGGTAGACCCAAAAGAATTGAAGCAAGACCTGACTCAGAATTCATCAACTTGCTTTTGGCTTTGACCATGACCTCATTGGCAGAGAGGACACCATGCAATGCCCTCTTAGATTTATCGTAGCTACTCATCGTTGCCCTCCGATAATCCAGTACCTGAGAAAATTTTACCAAGCGTATTTTGATTTAAGCTTGACTTAGCTTTCTCCATGTCAGCCGAGACCTTGGCTCTTTTAGATTTACCAATCTCTCCCTTGTCTCTCAATGAGTCAATGTCATTGACCGAAGCAAGCGAACCAACAATGATGTCGATAGCCTTGTCCAACTCAGCACTCTGATAGATGTTTCTGTTAAGGTCTCTGACCCTCTCAACTTTCTCTTTCAGATTCCTGAACACGCTGTCCTTGAAGAAAGATTTTCCTGACCCATCTTTCTTAAGAGCATCGATAATATTTTGGACAGACTCTTCGAGAGTTTTCTTTTCCTCTTCTAACAAAGACTTGAAGTTAGCTTCGTAGTTAGAGGCAATAGAATTCTCTATCGCTTTCCTCTGCTTCTCAGACAGATTAACTCTCGTGTCATTACTTGTATTGTAAGAAGTAAAAACATCAGGAGTAATTTGGAAATTGAACTTATGCTCAATGTCCTCCCACTCTTTGTAGTCGCTACTGTTAGCAAGCTTACCGAGTCTCTTCATGCCTTCGTCAATCATGTCCTCGTAATTAGTCTGAACACTTTCGACCAACCCCCAAAACTTCTTGTTGTAAGTTTCAAAACCAGCCATCAAGGAGTCATACTTTTCGTTAGAAACTATCCTCCACTCAGAACCCATCTTGCCACCATCACTCCAAGGATAAGTCATTGGATAAAGAACTCTGTTTCTAAATTCATTTTGAATTTGTCTGAACTCTTTGTTGATGTCACGACCAAAGATTTTTTTATTAACACCTACCAAATCATAATCCGCATCTTTAAGAGCAGACAATTCGATGGTAGCACCATTGTCTTTTTTGATACCGCTAATAGCAGATGAATAAAATCTGACTTTAGTGAAAGTATCAGCAAAGACTGTATCTATTTTTTTCTTTTTCATATGCACCTCCGCAAAATAAAAGAAAGTTAAAAAAACTGTTTCATGCTTTTGCAATCATCAGACCGAGTACCCACTCGATTACAGTTTCCAAAAGCGAGGTGGGAAAAATATTACTGGTAAATATTTCTCCCACACGCTCTCAAGTTAAATCAGCACATCCTTGTTTTCTGAATTGAACACAGAGAAAGTCTTTGTGTTTTTCAAATCAGGAACAGCACCGACAACCGCCCTACCGAAAAATATAGGGAACTCTTTCGATGGAAAAGTATCCATCCATTTCAGAGCATTGTCGAAGTAAGATGGCTTCAACTTATCGTCTGCATCTTGGATAGCCGAGACCAAAGCAACAGCAGTCGCATATTGCAGACCCAACCCTTCAGGAACATCGACCTCCTTGCCATCGACAATGTCCGCAAGGTTTGGAATATCCTGAGACAGAGTAATGAAGTTCATAAACTCTAACCCAGCCTCGATACCGACATTTCCTTGAGCATGAAAAGGCATCAAGTCATTGTCGCTTTCAGGTGTTGCTTTCATGATGTCAGACAACCTTGCCCACGCTCTTGGAGATGGCTGAGGATTGCTGTCCTTAGCATCGAACTTCCATAACAACTTGGGCATGAAATTTATGAACCCTAAGATTGATGGATGAACACCAGCCTCAGAACCCCACACGAGCCAGTCATTAACATCGTGCTTGAAATGTATCAAAGACACTCTGTTAGTCATATGTGCTAGCAACTTGTTAGCACCTGACCTATCACTCGCTCTGTTTCCAGCCATGACAATATGCCAGCCTTCAGGCAAGTGATACTCGCCCAACTTTTTCTCATTGACCAACTGTCCGAGAAGCTTCTGCATATCTGCTGTCGCTTGTGCGAACTCATCAATAAAAAGTAGACCCTCATTTGCAACTGGAAGATTTCCGAGAAACGCTCTCTTCTGTTCTCCACCTTCAATGAAAGGTAGACCACCCAACTCGATGGTCTCGTACAAACTCGCTCTAAAATCAATGAATCCGAATTCATCTTTTTTAGGCTTGATTGTCTCAACCACTTTTCTATCTCCAGCTAGCACCTGAGCGAACTCATTTACCATTGCAGATTTACCAACACCAACACCACCGAGAAGCATCGGAACTCTGCTCGCATCAGTTATGTTTTTCATCATCCTCATCGCTTTAGATGGAGAGGCTTCCATCATTTTATTTTCTTCACTCATTTGCACCTCCGCATTTTGTGAAAGTTAAAAGAACTGTTTCGGAACTTTTGTTCCATCATCAGACGAGGCACACACCTCGTGACAGTTTTTGAAAGAGAGGATTGATTGCTCAACCCTCTCCTCATATGGATTAGAAATTTTGATTAGTCAAAATCTCCTTTTCCCATTCTTGAAAGTCCTCACTTTCATGTTGCTCGTCAATCCATTTGTGGACTGTTCCAAGAGTACCTATTAGGAATTCGTTATGCCATTCGCTATCCCTCTTATACTCTGCATGAAAAAAGACATCCTTTCCGAAGTCAGAACTGATTGTTATTTTTCGGATAAGAAAATCTCTGTATTCAAAAGTTTCGTATTGCTCGTTCATCTGACCACCTCCCTAGATGTTGCTTCCCAATACTGAGAACTGTTTTTAAATCTACGAACAGATTGCTTTCTGCTATCTCTGTTCCCCTTGATATTTCTAATATAGAAATTTTTCATAATGCACCTCTGCATAAAAGTTAAAAGTTTCTGTTTCTGCTTTCGCTTCTTCAGGCAAGACACACATCTTGCGACAGATATTGCGAGGGATAGCAAAGAGCCATCCCTCACAAAAAATTTTCTTTAAGGAATTTGTTTTTCATAAATGTTTTTTTATTCTCATCTCAGAGTCGGATAGGTCACTTTATGTCTATCCATTCGTCACTCGGTAGTGACCATCATTTACATTTTGCGACATCTTGTTTCGTGCTAACAAGTGCTAGTCTTGTTTCGCTGTCTGTCCGAGGTGTCCTTACTTTCATGCCTCATCAGCCAGTCGGCGAGTTTTCCTTCCTGAGTTAGAGAGCCAAGGATTGACTCCACGCTTGCCACCTTCTCTAGATGTTTTCCGCAAGCGGTCAAATTAAAATTCTTACCAGTCTGTTATTTCCACCTCCATATTCTGTCCACGAGAGAGCGACAAATCGTGTCGCTTGTTTCGTGTCTGTTTAAATCTGTCTTCCATATAGAGAATTATACGCTCTTGGTATGTGCAAGCAAGCATTTAGTAAGCAAAAAGATAGTAGTTTCAGAGGAACTATGACTAGGAATATTTTCTCCAACTGGTTAAAATTTAACCACCATGAAAAAACCTGATTTAAAAATCGTACCGAACCAAACAGACCTCACACCGAAGCAAAGAAAATTTGTAGACCTAATCATAAAAGGAAAGCACACATATAAAGACGCTTACTGTGAGGCATATGATGTAAAGATGAAAAAGGATGGGAGTCCTCCTAAATGGACAGAGACAGAGTCATCAAAATTATTAGCTAACCCTAAGATTGCACTAAGCATACAAAGAGCAATACAGAAGGTAGAGGCATCCTCAG